GACAATAAGATGCATACCAAACAAGAGATTCATTGCGGTTAGGATTTAGTTCATGTGCCCGCCAAGCCCAGTCTTTATCCTGAAGAATACGTGCCAGATTCATAGCAGAAACACATTGCTCCTCCTTCCACTTACCCATCTCTACACGTTTCTTATACCATTTAATCGCCTCCGGAATGTTTCCGGCATCACGATACGATTGTGCCAGATAAAATACATAACGTTCATTTTCTGGCTCCTTCTCAACTTCTTTTAGTAGAAGTTCAGCATCTTTCAAATACTTATTCCCATCTTGCTTAGAGCGATTTCCAAGAGTACGTCCAACCATATATATCTCAGGAGGAAGCTTAATGATCTTATTGGTTGTCTTATCGTTTGTGGGATACTCATGCAGTGCTCCTACATAATGCCAATCATCACATGTCTTGAATATCTGAGTTCTGGAATAATCTATGTTTCCTCGCTTAATCTTAATAATAGCAGCGTTTGGCCTGTGTTCTTGTAGAACCTTATGAAAAAACTCCTTACAGTCAGAAGGAGCAACAATCAGGTCATCGGCGTCGATCATTAGGATATAGTCCATCTTGCCATCACACAGCTTAAGAGCTTCCGAGCGAGATAGTCCAAATCCCTTCCAGTCACTCTGGATAACTTCACCCTTGATTTCTGTCTTTGCGTAAAAATCTTTGATGATCTGAATAGTGTTATCAGTAGAACCAGTATCAAGAATACAGTATGTGTCAATCAGATGAAGCGTTGATTGGAGAACTTCATGAATGATATGACTCTCATCTTTTACAATCATACATAATCCAAGTGTTAGCCGAGTGGGAATAAAGAGACCCTTAATAGTTTCATAAAGATTCTGTGAAACTGTTACACCTTCTGGTAGTTTATCAGAACATGGCATTGTTATGATCGGTAATCCAGCAAAACGCCATCGTTCACACCGAAGTGATTCATATAGCGAATATTCAGTTCCTGCGTGTATATTTAGAAGCATGCTACATTTTCCAACCCGTTTGTCCCGCTCCTCTCCAAATACATTGATATAATCGATCGTAAAACCAAGAGCACGAATACTATTAACAATATTTGTTCGATAAAGAGTTGGTGTTCCGATCACAGCAAGGTTGAACTTCTTTTCTGGAACAATATAACTTTTTAATAGCCTCGTTTCTGTAGAACTTTCGGAATAAGGAAGATGCGTTCCTTTTCCTGAAATTTCAATGTTCTTTTTTGAATAGTCAAAAACTTCTACGTCATCACGAGCAAACGTATTATACTCATTTAACTTTTCTGAAATAGTAAGCTGTTCTGTGTTAAGAAATCCAATCTTACAACCTTCTGGAAGAATATTAAATGGTACTCTGCGAATACAAAGGTAATAGCAAGGATCAATAAACTTTGCGGTTGTCTGGTCGTACTGAAAAACTTCATCTGAACCTCGAAATGTTTCAATATACTCTGCTGTATACTTGTACTCTTCACGAGTTACAAGAATTACACGTTTCATTTAATATTATAAAATTACAGTACTAAAATGGGTTTATCCTTCACAGCAGGAACCGTTCCAGCTTCACGGTGTTGAACAATCTCATCCCATGTTGCCTTCATTTCTGGAAAGTGAGATGGCATCCAATCGGGATCTTTCAGTGTGAGCTTCTGGCGTTTATGAACAAGAACCCAATATAGAATTTGCCATTCCATAGGATTCTCAAGAATATCCACTTGCCAATCATGAACTGTACGAGGATCAGTGATATGGCGATACTTTACATTAGCCTCACTGTCAACCGCAAAGCAAGACTTGAATTCTGCTTCAGCTGTTGACCACTCCGAGTAGTTCATTGTTTTGAACTGCATCTCAACATAATCACATTCAACAAGTCCAGTACATTCCATCTGTAGCTGCATTTGATGATAGTAGGCATCTGGTACAGGAGTTTCATTAGTAAATACCCGTGAGATAGGACATTTTAGTTCGATCAGCCGGCCATTACGTTCGTCATCTGTTAGAATCAATCCGTCAGGTGACGCACCAAGAAAGGCATGCTCTGGATGACGTACGCAAGATAGATCAACCAACTTGACCTTCTCGGTATGACAATAGATCTCTTTAGCGATCGGTTCAAAACGAGTACCCCAAATTAGCGCACCAACACCAGACCCATCCTGCTTCTTAGGCGGTGTAAGTTTTGACAGAATTAGTTCACGCCGTGCTGATGCGGTTGCGTCGCCAAATGATTTCCAGATTTCAGATGCGGTAAGCATCTCACCACGCTTAGTGAACCAGGCCTGAGTACGCTGATCATCGATGCCATAGTGTTCAAGGAGATAATTGATCTTGTCCTGCATTTCTTATATGTAATAGGCTATCATGATTAAAACCCGTTTTCAAGTAGCGATCGCAAACTAATAAATATGGAACAAATTCAAAGCCAAGAACAATGGGTGCTTCATCGTCTAGAGAAGTTTTACTCAATTCCGGGAAATCTGGAGAAGGTGTCGGAAATCCTAAATGGGACTTCGGATCTATCTCTGCGCATCATCGATTGGTTCGTGACAAACTATGCCAAGAAGTTCAACGTCGCATTCATGACGAGCAAGCAGTCATATGTAATCGTCTACCTAGCATACAAGAGTCACCTGAAGGCTTACAGCAAGAAGATGTTCGACCCATTCTGCCGGTGCAAACGGATCAAATTCAAGGGTCTCGACACAACAGTTGGACAACTAAACTTTTTCGAATGGGTAATTTCAGACGAGATCATAAAGTATCTGGAAGTTCATCGTGAGGCTGTTCACGCAGACATGGAATCTCGTCTTCAGGAGTTGAAGGATACAGCTGATAAGGATACTCGTCGTAAACGTCATGAGCTATCTAACTCTGCTACAAACTCACTTTCTCGCCACGACGTAACGGTGAAAGTTTCGTTTGAATAAGATAATGGAAAAGATACGAGAAGAACCGTTACCAATTCCAGAAAGAGATAACATGTGTCCGCAAATTGCGGCTGCTATTTTGAACAAGAAGGGTTATGAAATCCCAATCACTAAACCCAACTGTGCGTATGGTTCATTTATAGGATTTGTTGAATCGGCTCTCACGCGTAGAGGCTTACGACTTGTAGCATATGAAGGTCCTATACAACTTGCTGTTGGTAAGCTGAGATTAGTAAAAAAACTCAATGATGGCATTCTTCTTATGAGAAGCAGATCAAACCCCAAAATATTTCATTTTATTGCCTTTATAGTGATTGATGGCATTCTGTTATTCTATGATGCCGATAACGGCAAGATGGATGTTTATAGATTAAAGATCAATGCATCTGCTACTGATTTTGATGAAGATTTTATTGAACTATTTCCAGACTATGAAATTGTCCAAGTAGCATTAATTGAATCAGTTATTGGTGGTAAACGCAAACGCAAGACCAGACGAAAAACGCGTAAGCACAGACGGTAATCAAATCCAGAAATAAACCAAAGATGTTTTCTATACTGAGACCATCTCTGCTTTACACTGACATATCTCCTGATATAGCTGAACATGATGAAGATCACGATGCTGCTGAGTGGTCATATACCGATCGTACTGTATTCAGAGGAGCCCTGGATGCATCATATAAAAATGATGGACTTGATGTTTACTGGCTGTATGATGATGATCTGAACCGAGTAGGACTGGCAGAGCATGAGTCTGGTGATCATTCGGTCTTTAAGACTCTTTGGTTTCGCGATTCGCCGTTTGGTACTCTGCTTCAAGAGGATTGGAAAGCAGGGGAATCTATCTTCACTCTGTTATCGTCCGAAGCGTACCAAGATTGTGTAGACTCAGATATCTTGCTAAAGGGATCGCACAGGATCATTACGCCCAAGTATATCACTCACGGATTACCTGAGATATACGAATGCTCTTGTGGAAAGTCTTTTTCACCGATGTGTTCAGCAGTGAAAAAGGTGGTAGTAATTACCGATCCTCTTTTTATTGATGATTCATTTATCATGTATCAGCCTCCGCCAGAC